CCTGGCGCGGCTTGGCGAGGCGAAAACGGCGGATGAAGTGCGCGCCGCGTTCGGCGAGAATGGAAAGCCTGCGCCGGATGCGATTGCTATCTTGGCAAGTGAACTGAAGAGAGCTAACGATCTTTTGGAGATGACAGTTGAATCAGCGGCAAACGCGAGCTAATCTCGTCCAGGCAGTCCAGGCGATCACCGACCTGGACTGGCTCCAATATCTTGACGCCTGGGGCTTCGAGTTGAAGCGGCAGCATCCGCGCGATCACCGGGAGCCGGGCAAGAAAGAAAAAGAACAGTTCGAAGACAGACTTGCCGCGCTCATGCGCCGCCATTGGAGAAAGCAAAAGGCGGCGATCCGAGAAAAGCTGGAATGGCAGACGCCGGAGCGGAAGGAGCTCTTATCTCCTATCCAAGATGGTAAGCTCTTCTTAGTTCCTCCCATTGTGCCAGAACGCAAGGCGATCATGGCTCCGAGCGACATTGATTTTGATGATGTCTTCGAAGAGGATGAAGAGCTGATCGCCGATCTGATCAGGCTGCTTACCGGAGCCTCAACGCATGGGATTGATTTATTCGGGCAGATGGTTGAGATCGGCATGGACTACACCTTAGTCAACTCGAAGGCGGCTGAATGGGCGCGCAAATATGCGGGAGACTTGATAAAGGATATCGATCACACTACCCAGGATGTGCTACGTAACGCCATTTCAGCGTTCGTTGAAACGCCTGGTTTTACTATCCGGGATGTGATGGATATGCTGCCGTTCTCCGAGGAGCGGTCGATTTCGATTGCCGTTACGGAAATAACACGGAGCTATGCCGAGGCGAACTTGATCGCCGGACAGGAGTTGAAGCGGGAGTTTCCGGATGTTAAAATTATCAAAATGTGGAGAACCAATCAGGATGATCTTGTTTGTCTGATCTGCGCCCCACTCGATGGTATGGAAGTCGAAATCGATGAGGGATTTTCTACTGAGGAAGGTGAAGGGGTTGATGGCCCTCCAATTCATCCGAATGATCGTTGCTGGCTCGAAGTAACTACAGCTTTGGCTGAGCTAGATTGAGATATTTTGAGAGATAAAGATAAATGGCATCATGAGCCCCAATGGAATAAATTTCTTTTTCAGTTATATGAATAGTTTTTATGCCATGATTGGCGAGATATTTATCTTTGCGTTCATCACGTTTTTTATCTTGATGCCAATAATCTCCATCTACTTCCAATGCTATCCAATAGCCAGGAAAATAAAAATCAATCGAATATCTTCCAATTCGAGCTTCTTGAATAAATTTCAGGCCAATTTCTGTAAGTGCTTGACGTACATACTTCTCAAGATTGGTCTCACTATTCGAGCGACGATAACATGCAAAAGAACAAAACTGACGATCAAGATCACTCGGCAATCTACGAAATTCTTTACCACATGTTTTGCATTGAATAATGATAGATGGTCTTCTACATTCCTCAGAACAATAATGTCGATCATATCGATGTTCATGATGGCGGAAAGATTTGCCGCATCTTTCACAATTATCAAATATGCCATTCGCTATTCTACATTCCCAACTACAAACCGTATAACGATCAGCGATATTAGCCAATACCAGAAATGTCTTGCCACAAACAGGACAGATTTTTTCAATCCTGAGAAATTCTTTTTGACAAGTCCTCGAACAAAATTGTTCATTGCGTTTAACGCGTACTGGTACAAGATAAAAAACTTTTTGACAATTCTTACAGGTTCTGTATTCCCCCATCCGTTTACGTTTTTGTTCGCTATATTTAAAGGCTGTTCCATCTTTAGTTGGCATGGTTTACAAATCCCGAATGTATTATATCACAATTGGTGTACCCATGCCTGATAACATGATCAAAATCCAGGTGATCGGCCTCGATAAAGTGATGGCTAAGCTCAATCGCTTTCCGCGCGAGATCGCCAGGTATCTCGGCCAGGCGGGAGAGGAAGCGGCCAAGCGGGTGATCCTGAAGACACGCGGCCTGCAACTATATCCGCCCGCCACGGCAGCCAACCGCCCGCCGACGCCGTACTATATCCGCGGACGGGGCACGCAATACAAAAGCAAAAATACGGGAACTAGCGAGCGGTATGGAACGCAGTTCTATGTCAAGACCGAGAAGTATGTTACCGAGATCGGCAACCGATCATCTTACGCCGTTTACGTTGGCGGCGAGAAGCAGCCCGAACACATGGCCGGGAAGGGCTGGAGAAAGCTACTTGAAGTGGCGCAGGAGAAGATGTCACAGATCACGAAAGTTTATCAGGCGTGGATCGATAAGCTCATCCATGACCTGAGGCTATAAATAGTGGTATAATCCACCTAACTGAATAATCTATTTCGCAAGATAGCCGCGCGAAAGGCAGCACCTACTAGGCGGTAAACGGGCGGGATAGGTAAAGCACAGAAGGCTTGTAAGCGGTGCATTTACGGGAGTCTCAGGACTTCCGCGAATGCGCCGCTTTTTTATTTGCGGAGGATGATATGCCGGATCCTAACGATTATGAGAAGGAAGATGATTGGATGGCCGCTTGCGTCCCCATGCGGATAGACGAGGGAGACGAGCAGGACCAAGCCGTCGCTGCGTGCATGAACATGTGGAGAGGAAAGAAATCAATCGAGGAAATGGAGCCTCTATCTGAGAAATCATTAGAGACGGAGGTTGAAGAGCTGGCAATCAAGCTCGGCAATCGCCATAACCGGCGCGACCAGCGCGCCTTGCAGGACATCCACGACGCGGCGATCACCCTGGGCGCAAATTGCCCGCCTGAAATAACGACTATTCCAATCGAAACTGAGGTAATGTCACTCTGGTTCGGCGGCGATGCAGTTAAAGCCCTGGGCAATGGAAAAGTCGGCGGCTATCTGGTGCGTTTCGGCTCCCCGGATCAAGTTGACCTGACCGGCGAATATTTCACGAAAGATACCGACTTTGGCGAACATATCCAGGCTCCGGTTTATTATAACCACGGCCAGGATCCGAAAATCGGAAAACGCAAGCTTAGTAAAGCCGATCTTCATGATGACGAATTTGGAGTATGGGCAGAGACACAACTCAGCCTGCGGGATGAATATGAGAAGTACATCTATGCGCAAGCCGAACAGGGGAAGATGGGGTGGTCATCGGGGACGGCATCTCACTTGGTTGAGACAGAGGAAATTGGTAAAGCGATCTGGCTAAAGAGCTGGCCGCTCGGATTAGATGCAAGCCTGACGCCAACCCCGGCAGAACCACGTAATATGGTAATCCCGCTTAAATCTTATTTAGGCGTTTTACAACAGAAAGAAAGCGAGTCACAGGCTACTGTAGAGACTGCTGACAAGGCGGTGCAGGGTAACGACGCGCAATCGGCTGCAACCAAAACTTTAGAAAATGTTAAGGAGGGTGAGATGGAACTCACAGAAGAAAGATTGAATGAACTGATCACCTCCGCGGCTTCGAAAGCAGCCGAGGAAGCGATCAAAGCCCTGCCGGCTGTCAATCAAGGCGGCGTGCAGGTGACAACGGATGAGGCGGATCAGTCCTGGGCGCATCCGAGCGAATACTTCATGGCGGTGAAGAACGCGGCCATTCATCCGCGCGATGAGGATGTGCGCTTGCGCCCGTTGAAGGCGACCGGCATGTCCGAGGGCGTCCCCGCGGAAGGCGGTTATCTGCTTCAACCCCAGGTGGCGGGCGGGATCATCGAGCGCATGTATGGCGAGGGCGACATACTAAGCCGGGTATCGAAAGACCCGATTGGGCCTAACTCGAACAGCATGCTCTACAATGCCGTCGATGAATCCAGCCGAGTAGCAGGCTCGGCTTATGGCGGCCTGTTGGGATATTGGCTGGGCGAAGGCGGCACCAAAACGCCGACTAAACCAACTTTCCGCCAGGTCGAGTTGAAACTCAAGAAGGTGGCGGCCCTGTGCTATGCGACCGATGAGCAGTTAGCCGATACCGTGGCGTTGGAATCCTGGCTTACCCGGACTGTTCCAAAGGTTTTGATTTGGATGACGGAAGAGGCGATCATCAACGGCAATGGCGTTGCCAAACCGCTAGGCATCATGAATAGCCCGTGCCTGGTCACTCAATTGCGTGTGGATGCCAGCGAAGTCGACGCGACGGACCTCGCCAAAATGTGGTCGCGCCGCTGGAAAGGCGCCGGGGCCGATTACGTCTGGCTGATCAACTCGGACGTAATTCCGCAATTGGTCAATCTGGTTTTGGGCAACTTCCCGCTTTACATCCCCGGTGGGGTGCATGGCGCGCCGGAACCAGCCATCTTCGGGAGGCCGGTAATTGAATCCGAATACTGCCAAACTCTTGGTACGTCGGGAGACATCATCCTGGCGAACTTCTCCGAGTATCAAACCATCGATAAGGGCGGCATCCAGGCGGCTTCCAGTATTCACGTTCAATTCCTGACCGATGAGACGGCGTTTCGTTTCATCTATCGGATTGACGGCGAGCCGCTGTGGAACTCGGCGCTAACTCCGCTGCATGGCAGCAATACTCAATCCCCGTTCGTCGTGTTAGGCGCGAGCGTCTAGGAGGAATGACAACATGTTAAATAGTTTCGTCGGTTATGAAAATATGGTGATGCTCCTGGCTCCTCAGGACATCACGAACGCGGAAACGGTATCCTCGTACATGGATCTGAAGTACGCGCACCAGGCGGCCTTCCTGGTCGTGTTCGGGGCGATCACGTCGGCCACCGCGGCCGATTCCATCCTGGTTACGGTTGAAGCAGCCAGCGTCGAGACCGGCACGGAAGTGGCCGTCGACTTCAACTATCGCATATCCGGCGCTCTGGGAACGAATACCTGGGGCGCGGTGACCGCGGCCACCTCGGCCGGCTTCAGCATCTTGAATGCAGTCGATAACGTGATGGTCTGGATCGAACTCGATCCGGGCATCCTCGTTGCAGACTCGGCGATCGTTGATGCGCGCTACGCGCGGGTGAATCTTTCCTCCCCAGCGGATATGACCGCCTGTCTCGTGTCGGTGATCGGTATCACCGAGCCACGATACGTGCAGACTACTCATCTGAGCGCGACGGGCGCGGCTTCAGCATAAGGTTTACCATGCTCCTTTCTGGAGTAATGGAACAATCGGAAAATGGGAGTTGGGATCCATCCCCCAACTCCCTATCCTCCATTTCCTCTAATGGGCATCTTCGCAAGCTGGCGATAGTCGGCAGCCACCCGAACGGACGCGAGACCGCTCCGCTCGACGACCCGGAATGGGAAATCTGGCTGCTGAATGAGGCCCCCCAATGGCTGGGGGTGCGCTGGGACGGCTGCATACAGATGCACCGTCCGGAGATCTACACCAGCCCGACCAACTTCGCCGCCCAACTCAGACAGATCGATTACTGGACTTGGCTGCAACAGAATCACGGCGAGGGGAAACGCATCTTCATGTATCCGAAGGATGAGCACGTGCCGAATTGCGTTGAATACCCCCTGGAAGAAGTGCGCGCCATGGTGCCGTATCGTTATCTAAGGTCTAGTCCGGCCCTTGCGTTGGCCTTGGGGATTTACCTGGGCTATACGACCATCGGACTGTGGGGATCGGAGCTGACGTCGAACACGGAATACGCTTATCAGGCTCCCAACATGACCTTCTGGATCGGGTTCGCGCACGGGCGCGGGATTGATTTTCAACTTCATTGCTGGGAGAGCGAGTTTGACCAACTGATCTACGGCGTCGAAGGCGAGTTGCGGATCGACCGGGAGTTTTTTGAAAAGCGGGTGGCCATACTCGAACCCAGTTGGCGCACCAATGAATTAGAACTTGCCAAAGTCAAGGACAGACTGAGCGCCGCGATGGTAGATAATGAATTCATCAAGGTATCTGAGTTAATGGTTAAAAGCGACAATCTGGCCCGAATGACCGGTGAAGCGTTGGGAATGCTGGAAGAGGCCAGGCGATACGCCGGGCGGGAGGACTATATCCCGCGCCAGGAGTTCGAATACAACCAGGCGAAGGCCAGGGATGACGGCTCCCCGATGGAAGGGAAGATCAGCCACGCCGAGGGCAAGAGCGAATACGTCTGGAATGCCTGGAAGCAAACCGGAAGGATTGAAGCTCTCAATCAACTGAGGGCATTTACGAAAGAGCAACTCGACTTAGCATACAGCCTGGGGCGTTTATCGGGTGTGTATAAAGAGAACTATATGTACCTGAGCGAATACGACGCCAGGGTGACGGCAGCCGGTGGGACACGCGCGTTACAAGCAGTGGCGGAAGCGCACTGAGCGGGAGGCTCGTTGAAAACGTCAATTATCATCCCGAGCCGCAATGAGCCATATCTGATCAAGACGGTTAACAATATTCTTATCACGGCGACTGGCGATATCGAGATCATTATCATGCTAGACGGGAAACCTTGGGAAACGGAGCTATCGTATGATCGGCGGATCACGATCTTGCGCAGCGAGAAGCCGATGGGCAGACGAAAGGCGACTAACTCCGCGGTCGGCGTAGCGCGCGGCGAATATCTGATGAAATGCGACGCGCACTGCGCATTTGCCGAAGGCTTCGACGAGGTCCTGAAAGCGGACTGCGCGGACAACTGGATCGTGATACCCCGGCGATACGAATTGGACGCTCCCTCCTGGACGATCCTGGATCAGGAACCCGAGGAGGCGATGTTTTACATCTATCCGTGGGGCGATCCGGACAGGATAAGATTCGCCTGCCGGCCGTGGCGAAAGCGGGCCTTAGAGCGAAAGGAAATCTTGCTCGACGAGGATATGGGTTTCCAGGGTTCGATGTGGTTTATGGCCCGTGAGCATTGGGATCGCCTGGGCAAGATGAATGAAAATGGATACGGGTCATTCGTCAGCGAGCCGGAAGAGATCGGGCTGAAAACCTGGCTTGGCCCCTGGGATGGGGCGGTCATGCGCAATAAAAAAACGTGGTATGCGCATTGGTCGAAGCCTCAAACTCACTGGCATGCGGTGAAGGGAAAGCTGGGCTGGATCCCTGAAAAGGAATGGTGGGATGGCTGGGCTTATTGCGCCGATTATTGGATGCGGAATCGTTGGCCCGAACGGGCGCACGACATCGAATGGCTGATCGAAAAATTCTGGCCGCTCCCGAATTGGCCGGAGGATTGGATCGAAAGTAAAGCAGTATTTGCCGATATGCTGCAAAAGGAGACCTAACGACATGAACCCGACACTTCGCACAGAACTGTTGACCGATCCGCTTGGGCGCGGCTATGCCAGCAAAACCGACCAGCAATGCGCCGACGATCTGAATACTAAATATCGTCAAGTTGTGGAGAGTTTGCCGCCTGAAAAGCTGATCCTGTGGTCGGCAGAGGCGGGACGCATTCAAAAAATAGAGACCGCCATGAGCAATACTGGAGGCAACGTTAACCTGCGTGCGGCGGCGCGCGCCTTCTACTTGACCATCCAGGCGTTTGATGCAGCTGACCCGCGCGATAACCGTTGGATAGCATTAGTTGATGGATTGGTGGCTGGGGCAGTATTGACCGCGGCAGATAAGGCGGCCCTGGTAGCGGAAGCTACCGTGCTTAGAAGCCGGGCGGAAGAGCTTGGCTTGGGCACTGTACAAGCAGGAGAAGTTAGAGAGGCACGATTTCAGGGATGACAAAAAAGTCTGTCGCCTTAGTCGGCTTTGCCACTACTTCAAGGCACTTGGCTCACAATTTGCCAAAAGATATTGAACTGTGGACGCTGAATAGAGGCTGGCATTTTGATCAGAACTTTACCAAGATAGATCGCCTGTTTGACATTCATACGCTGGACTACCTGAGCGACCCTAACAACAGCGATACCAGGGCTTGCCAGGAAAACGGCGAGGAAACACACTGGGAATGGCTACAGAAGGATCACGACTACCCGATCTACATGATCGAGGCTTACCCGGAAGTGCATAACTCGGTGCGCTACCCGTTGGAAGTGGTCATGGATGACATCTTCAAGCATCTGTGGCGTAATGATGAGCGGATCGAATTATTATCCAGTGGCTTTGATTTCATGCTTGCCCTGGCGATCCACGAAGGATACCAGCGAATTGAAATTTATGGCTTTGAGATGGCGACAGGTACAGAATATCAATATCAGAAGAATTCAGGCATGTTGCTGATGGGCATCACTGCTGGAAGAGGCATTGACGTGGTGATTCCGCAACAGAGTAACCTGATACCGAGGATGAAGATATATGGATACGAGGGAGCGCAGATGATTTCGAGGCAAACATTAGAGAGCTACGCGCGCAAGGCTGATGAGGAGCGCGACCGTTTCCGGGCAGTGACCAATGCCCGTATTGGAGCGATCCAGCAAATCAACAATAACGGCCACGGAGTTGAGGAAATGGCTAAGGCTCAGGAAGATTATCTGCAAGCATTACAGGCGGCCTCGATGTGGGACGGTGTGCGTCAGGTATTAAACTTATTGATCGCAGAGTGCGATATGTTGGAGGTCTCGCCCGATGATATTGAGGCGGGGATGTCTCTACAACCCGCCTTTGAAGGAGTGAACGATGGTAACAACAATTAAGTGGGGCGCACTGGGAAGCAAGACAACCGCTATCTCATCGTCCAATCTAAATAACCTGGCGGCGGCGGCGCAGAAGATGAGCGCGTCAATCAGCAATGACACCGATCTATATTTATACATGGATGTGATGTTGAAGCTGAGCGCATCCACCGCCAATCGCTGCGTTGGATCACATTGCCGCCTGTACCTGCTACCCGACCTGGGTGACAGTGCGTACAGTTACGGAGGATCGAGTGCTGACCCATTCGCCAACAACTGGGTAGCGAACTTTATATCTGACAGTGGTGCAACGGTAGCCAGGATTAACGTCGTGACCGGTATCCCGATCCCGCCGGAGAACTTCAAGCTTCTGTTGGAAAATCGTACTGGAAGATTGTTCAGTTGCTGCACTGTGCTGAGTTACCGGCGGTACTACGTACAAGGCGTATAGGTTATGAACCGCATCTTTCCTGGTCATCGACAGAGCAGGCCACCGTCTGGACGCTTCACCATCAACCGTGACAGCCCGCAGGCGAAGGGGCTGGTGGCGTGGTTTTTGAATGGGAGGCCAACATATTTTGATCCAGATGTTTCAGGTATTAATGGGGGAACAGTGGTTCTTCAAACTCCAGATTGGCGGATTGATACCGAGCGCGGGTTGGGATTGAATTTTGATAGAACAACTAAAGAGGGCATAGCCTCATTCCCTCGTACTCCTGTTACTGCTCCTCCTTTCACCTTGTCAGTATGGGTTCGTTCTGTAGACGTTACACTTCTTCAAACATTAATGGCTTTAGGATCATCTACAAATAACTGGCATAGCTATATGCTCAACATTGAGAATTCAAAGCCAACAATGGCTACTTACGATGGTACTACTAGGACGCTTAGCACCGCGAGTAACTTAATAAATAATACCTTGTATCACATTGTTGGAATATGGAAAGCGACAAATAATTGGAAAATATACGTAGACGGTGGAAGAGAGACGGCAGTACAAACGAATGATGAAGTTCCACTAGGAATTGGATCAGTGTCTATTGGTGGGCTTTATTATTGGACAGGTTCGGGAATGACGTGGGATGCTAGTTACCACGCAGGTGGTGTGATTTTCGACGCCCGCATTTATAACACTTCCCTGACTGATCAGGAAGTCTATCAGTTGTATTCCCCCGAAACCCGTTGGGATCTGTATCTGCCCGCTGCGCCGCCGCGGTTCTGGAGCGTGCCAGCGGCGGCGCCACCGGCTGGCGCGGCCATTCCCATCTTCGGTAACGATGACCAACTGTTCGGATCGATATTCGGCGGAGCGATTGTGAGGTAATCATGTACCTGGGAAGCTATAAGATTGACGATCTTCTGACCTTCTACGCGAACACACACACGCCCTCGACCGGCGCGGCGGTGGACGCGGACGCTGTGCCTGGGTATCGAGTCTACGAAGATGAGACCGGCACGCCGATCCTGACCGGCTCGATGGCATTATTGGATGATGCCAACACGGTCGGCTTTTATTCGGAACAAGTCACGCTATCGACGGTCAATGGACTTGAGAAAGGTAAATGTTATACGGTGCGCGTGACTGGCGTAGTGGGTGGAGTGACAGGTATTCTGTTACACCAATTCCAGATCGAAGCCGAAGTGGATGCCAATACGATCAGCAGCACGGGCACAGCTTTGACCGCCATTCCCTGGAATGCAAATTGGGATGTGGAAGTTGAAAGCGAAGCCAACGATGCGCTGGTAGCCAACAACCTGGATCATCTGGCGTTGACCGCCACCGCCGCGGCTGATATGACCACAGAAGTTGCAGATAATACAGTCCTGTCCAGGATACTTGGCAACGGTGATACCTCGACCTTCGTTCCAAGTACAGATGGATTACATGCTGCGGGCGTTGACCTTGATGCAATCCTGTTAGATACGGGCACTACGCTTGAGACAGACTTGGATGCCATCATCGCGGCAGTTATAACCAACGCCGCGGGCGCGGACATTGCCGCTGATATCATCGCAGTTAAGGCTGACCTGGATGCCATCATCGCGGCCACCATCACCAACGCCGCTGGTGTAGACATTGCGGCAGACATCATCGCGGTAAAAGCGGATACGGCGGCAATCCTGACAGACACAGGCACAACGCTTGAGGCTGACCTGGACGCCATCATAGCGGCGGTTATAACTAACGCCGCTGGTGTTGATATTGCGGCAGACATCATCGCAGTCAAGGCTGATACGGCAGCGGTTCTTGCCGACACTGGCACAGACGGCGTAGTGGTGGCAGCGGCCAGCAAGACAGACTATGCCCTATCGAATGCTGGTGTGGATGCCCTGTTCGTCAGGGCCTTGACCGAGGCGTATGCGGCAGACGGCGCGGCCCCGACCGTGGCGCAGGCGTTGTTCGCCATCCAGCAGTTCTTACAGGAACGGGCGGTGAGTGGAACGACCGTGACCGTGAAGAAGCTGGACGGTTCAACCACCGCCATGACCTTCACGCTGGATAGCGCCACCGATCCGACGTCGATCACGAGGGCCACGTAATGGCTGACGTAAAGAATATTATTACCTTAGGCATCGGATCCAGTCCGGGAAAGATAATGTGGTTCATCACAATGGGACTGGAAACAGAAGCCGCTCTTACTGGGATAATCGCCCTAACCGTTCAAGAGCGCGAGCTGGCCACTACCACCGGAGCGCGCATCGCAACCACCACAGGCAGGCGCGCCGTCGATTTGACCGTGAAGGATAGATAATTATGGGAAGATCGCAAGATGTTTGGGTCGATCAGACCCCTAAATATATGGCAATCGGCGAGGCGATGAGTTTTACGATGGACTTCGCCGACGTCGGCACACCCACCTCCCCCACCGTGACGGCCTATAACGCCGCCGGGACGGATGTATCATCGACTATGTTGAGCGGCTCGGCGTCGGTAAGCGGCACAATCGTCACGCTTAAGAAATTTACCCCGTCCAGCGTGCAGACCTATCGCCTGACCGTATCCGTGACCGTCTCAGGCAATACCGTGATCGGCGCGCTGGACGTGGTTGTAGTAAGCCTGACGCCTACCGCCAATATCATCAACGGTTATACTACACGCAACGCAGTCTTGGATTTGCTAAGGGTGACTTCTACCGACGCGCCGGACGATAGCGTGATCGACGCGTTGATCGCCCAGGCCAGCCGCTACATCGACCAGAAAACAGGGCGCACTTTTTATCCACGGGTGGAAACACGACTATACGACGTGCCTAGTCCGATGAGTCGGGAGTTATGGATTAATGATGATGACCTGCTGGCGGTAGTTACGTTGACCAATGGCGATACGACGGTACTCACCACGACCGATTATTTCCTGCTCCCACGCAATGATTACCCCAAATACGCCATTGCGATCAAAGAATCGTCATCCGTTATTTGGGAGACGGACAGCAATAACGACAGCGAGGGAGCGATCAGCCTGGCCGCGATTTACGGCTTCCGGCAACAGTACGGCACGCGCGGATTTGTTACCGGAGCCAATCTAAACGAAGCCAGCGGGCTGAACGCCGCCGATACTACGTTCACGATGGTGAGCGGAGCCAACTTCGCCTCGGGGCAGCTGATCAAGTGCGAGAACGAGCTGATGTACATCCTGGGAGTGGCCGGGGCGGATCTCACCGTCCGGCAGCGAGGCGACAACGGCTCGACTGCTGCCACGCACGCCCAAAGCACGGCGGTCACGATCTGGAACGTGGAGCCGGAAATCGAGATGGCGTGCAAGATGCTGGTCGACCAGACTTATCGCAACCGCTTCGGGGAGAACCTGGGCGGGACGGCCACCGTCACCGCGGCGGGCGTGGTGATTACTCCGCAGGATGTCCCCGCGCTGGCGGCGGAGATCATCCACAAATACACGAGGATTGTATGATGCCACAAGAACCGTTGACTATTATGATGCACCTTAAAAAAAGAAGTTTATTGGATTTTTTATTCCACCTTCCAATTGTTTTTAGTAAACATTATATGATTTTCAGGAAAAAACACGGAAGGATATTCTCTATCCGAGGGGCAATGATTTTGTCACGATGTGTCATTGAAACCTGGAGACATAAATGACCTTGGCAATTTCCACCATTTGCGACAGCATCTCCAGCCTGAGCGTTTCTGGACTGACGATCAAGGATTTGAACGAAATTCCCGAGGCAATCACGGGGCGCGATTGCCCGGTGATTTACCCGAAGCCGGACGGGTTCGTCACCAATTTCGAGATGGTCAGGAACAGCTTCGGAGGCGGCTCCACGGCCAAGATGACCGTGACTTACGATCTGACCTACCGGCTGCTCGGCGCGCCGATTGGGGCCGGGCGCGGGCTATTCGATTCGTATAGCCTGATGGTCGAAAAAGTGTACGCTTTTATCGACGCGGTGCTGGCAGTGGATACGATGGATGGTTTGATCGATATTGTCCCGGCGGACGCGACCGCCTTCGGGCCAGTGACCGATCCGGCGGGCGGCATGTTCCACGGCGCGGACGTGATTTTACACGTTATGGAATTCGTGAATTGAGAGGTGAATGATGGCGACCGGAAGAACTTTACAGAAATGGGTGCGGATATATGCGGGAGGCTATGAGCTCTGTTCCGATGCCCGCTCGATTGGGCCGCTGATCTGGCAATATGATATTGCCGATCTGACGACCATGTGCGATGAGGTACGCGGTGGGCTTCCAGTACATGCCAGGCTTGGGATTGGCGTATTGAATGGCGTGATGGATAATACGGCTAGTCATTTACATGATTTACCAATCACATCTGGTTCTCATGTAGTTATGATCCCGATTGGTATCCGTGCCGCGCCGGCCGCGGGTGACCCAGTTTATAATGGCCGGTTTTACATTGATGGCTACGAATCGACCGATGATGGTGGGGCCAGTGTGGTTAATGTGCCCTTCGGTGATTGGGATGTAGCTAACCTGATTAATTACTCAAAACCGTGGGGGATATTAATCCATCCGCTTGGAGCAGAGACAGCAGTTAATACCGCAATTGGCATCGATGATCGCGGCGCGGCTACTGCCCTGGGAGGTTATATGGTTTACCAGGTCACCGCCGGAAATGGTACAGCTACAATCAAAGTTCAAGATGCCGCAACGAACACAAATCCATCCTTCAGCGATTTGACTGGTGCTACATCTGGAGTAATTACAGCCGCGGCCGGTGTTTCTGGCCTAGTGGCGATTGGCGTTACAGCGGATGTCCGGCGTTATTTGCGCTGGCAAATCGTTCTAGGGACGGCAACCACAGTGACGTTCGTTGTGGCGTTCGTCAGAATCTAGATAGAGGAGGATTATGGTGAA